GAGCTCGACCTGCGTCGAGGTGTCGGGGGCGGGCGTCGTGCGCAGGCAGAGGCCGAAGACCGCCTCGAGCAGGCGCAACGTCTCGGTGACGGGCGACGACCTCGCGACGATCCGCGCGCACGCGGCATGGCAGGACCGGTACCTCGCGCCGACCGGCAGGGACACGCCGCTCGTCACCGTCGACGGCTCGCACATGAGGCCGACGACCGTGTCGCGCGAGTTCGCGGCCATGCGGGACGCCCTCGGCATCGACCCGTGCACGAGCTTCCACAGCCTGCGGCACACGCACGCGACGTGGCTCCTGATCGCCGGGGTCGACCCCAAGACGGTCTCGGAGAGGCTCGGGCACGGCAGCGTGGCCACGACGCTCCGGCTCTACGCCCACGTCCTGCCGGGCCGCGACGCCCAGGCGGCCGAGGGGTTCGCCGCGGTCGCGAGGGGGATGGGGGATCGCGATGGCGGGCTGTGAGCACGTGCAAGGGCCGTGCAAACCGCCACGGACCGGAGGACCCCCACGTCACGCACGTCCCCGCAGCTCGCACGTGGAGCGAGGGGGACGCGGACGGGGCGTGGGGCAGATAAGGAGTAAGTATCAGGAGAAGGGAGTGGGAGTGGGCGACGAGGCGGGGATGACGTGCTCGGGGTGCATCCATTTCGCACCGATCACGTGGGACGGTCAGCCATCAGGGTACGGGGCCTGCGCGAGGGACGGCGAGTGCGTGCTCGCGGAGAACCCCGCCTGCGACGGGGCGGTACGAGACGAGGGGGAGGACGCATGAACACACCCGCGCTCGACCCATGCTGCGGCTCTCGGATGATGTACTTCGACAAGCACGACCGGCGCGTCACGTTCTGCGACCTCCACCCGCGTCATTCGGTGCTCTGCGACGGCCGCACCCTCGACGTGTCGCCGGACATGGTCGAGGACTTCACGCGGCTCTCGTTCGGTGACGGCACCTTCACTCTTGTCATATTCGACCCGCCTCACCTTGACCGTGGCCACGGATGGCAGGCAGAGAAGTACGGAGTGCTCGACACCGACTGGCACGACCAGCTCACACGCGGATTCTCTGAGTGCTTCAGGGTCCTCAGACCAGGCGGGGTACTCGTCTTCAAGTGGTACGAGTACACGATTCCGCTGAGAGAGGTGCTCTCGTGCACTACGCAGATGCCTATCTGCGGCAACCGAAAGCCAAGGCAGAGCAAGACACACTGGCTGCTCTTCATGAAGGAGGACGCATGAGCAAACACGAGGGGGCACTCATGACGAGGGACAGCGACGCATACGATCAGACCAAGGTCGACCTCTGCATCTCCGGGATGCTTCGCGCGGCGCGCGCGTCCGGGGCGAACCTGCTCGAGCTCGAGACGGCGTCACGCTCCATCAACGTTGCGACGAGGGAGAAGATCAAGACGAACGTCGAGAGGGCGAGGTCGCAGGGTTGAGCGGCATGAGGACGTTCTGCCCGCACTGCGGGCGCGTCGTTCCGGCGGGGCAGAGGTGCACGTGCAGGCCGAGGCCGAAGCGCAAACCGACGAAGGGCGACGGGTCACGCAAGTATCGCGAGCCGTGGCGGCATCACTACTCGACTCCGGAGTACCAGGCCGCACGGCAGGTGGCCATAGCGAGGACGCGCGGTAAGTGCACCGACTGCGGTAGGGCGTGCGCCTGGTTCGACGGGAAGTCATGGAGGACCGCGGGCATGGGCGGGGAGGTCGACCACGTCAAGGCGCTCTGTGACGGTGGCACCGACGAGCCCGACAACCTCCAGCTCAGGTGCAAGTCGTGCCACAAGCGGCGCGACGACGCACGAAGGAAGTCCGAGGGCTGACCGCCACGGGAGCGGCCTGCGCGACCCATCGACACGACCGGTCGGAAGAGAGGCGGACCCCCTACCCCCTCCGAAATCCGGAAACCCAATCCCATACCCCGCACGCCACTCCCATCCTGTCGTTGCCACGAAATTGGGAATCCCGCGAAAAACGCAACGCTAAGAAAAAGGGTGCAACGCCAATTCTCACGCCGGTGCGAACATCGCCGTCATGGTGACGGCTCCACCGGGGGAGGGTTCGGTGATCAAGCGCTGCGAGGTGTGCGGGAGGGAGTTCCATGCGCAGAGGCGCACGGCGCGGTTCTGCTCGGCGACGTGCAGGAGCCGTGCCGCCCGCTCGCACGCCTTCACCGGGGGAATCGAGGCTCCGGACCCCTCGACCAGGATGACGATGGACGAGGTCGGGGAGATCGTGCAGCGCGCCCACGTGGCGGCAAGCGACATGTCGCGCGCGTCGATGCTCGCCACGTCCCCGCTGTGCCTGAGGCTGCGCCGCGCGGCGAAGGGCATCGAGGACGTCCTCAGGGGGGAGGGGCTGTGAGGGGCGCGAAGCCCAAGCATGACGCCGTACGCCGCGGGCTGTCGGACGCCTACGGCCTCGCGGTCGAGGACTCCTCCGGGGTCGCCATGCCGCGCGACATCGCCGCCGACCCGGTCCAGAGCGAGATATGGGCGTGGATCGCCCCTCCCGTGAACGGGTTCTCCGAGCAGGACGTGCCCACGCTCAGGCTGCTCACCTACTGGCACGCGGTCGCGTGCCAGGCGGAGCAGGCGATCCACTCCGAGGACGGGTCGCTCGCCATCTTCGACCAGGTGGGCGTGAAGCCCTTCGTGTCCGAGGACGGCAGCGAGGTGCCGCTCGTCAGGAAGAGCCCGGCGCTGACGATCCTCAAGGACGCGAGCTCCGAGATCCGCGCCCTGTCGGACATGCTCGGGCTGTCGCCCCTCGCGCGGTCGCGCATCGGCCTCATGGACGCCACCACCGTCAAGACCGCCGCCGACACGGCGAAGATCTTCAAGGGCATCAACGCGGCATACGAGCTCCCCGACGTGGTGGTCGAAGATGCGGAGGACTGAGACCTCGTACGCGCCCGAGGGGCTCGCCATGGCGAGGGACTACGAGAAGTGCCTCTCCACCATGTGCCACCACGTGTCCAACGACGCGTTCTACGGGCAGCCGTTCCTCCTCGAGCCGTTCCAGCGGGAGAACATGTGGAAGCCGTTGCTCGCCTGCGGTCGGATGGAGGGCGGCAGGTTCAGGCGGCGGTTCCGCCGCGCGATCTTCGGCCTTCCGTCCGGATTCGGGAAGACCGAGTTCGCCGCCGCGATCGTGATGACCGTCGCGACCATGGAGGTCGTGCACAACGGGCAGTACGGGGTCGTCGCCAGCTCACGCGACCAGGTGCGCAACATCTACGAGAAGATCGCCACCATGATCCGGCTAGACCCGACGTGGAACGGGCAGTGGGAAGTCGGGAAGAACGTGATCACGCACCGCGAGACCGGCGCGAAGATCATGGTGCTCCCGAACAAGGCCGACGCGCTCGAGTCCTGGCACTTCAACGTGCTCGTGTTCGACGAGCTGCACACCTACCGCGACTCCGGAGTCTGGGACGCGGGGCTCAAGGGCCAGAAGGTGCTCTGGAACCCGCTCGCGATCGGCATCACCACCGCAGGTGCCTCCCGCGAGGGCTTCCTGTGGGACACCCTCCAGAAGGCCGGCGCCGACCCCGGAATGTACCTGTACTGGCTGGGAATGGACGACGGCCTGGACATCAACCGGCGGGCGTCCTGGAAGCCGCTCCTCTGCGCGTCCTGGGTGACGTGGGAGAGCATCCAGGACCAGCGTGGCATGGCGACCTCGAAGCGCGCCTTCGAGAGGTACACGGCGAACCGGTTCCCCACTGACAAGACCGACTACTCGTGCTTCACGCACGCGCAGCTCGACAGGTGCGCGCGGGGTAGGAACGACTTCGACCTCTCGCTGCCCTACACGCTCGGGATCGACGGCGCGACGTCGGGGGACAGCTTCGCGATCGTCGCGTACCAGGAGCGGCCGGGGCGCACCGGAAGGCCCGTGGGATACACGCGCGAGTGGGTCTTCGACGAGCCCGACGAGGAGACCGGGCACTACGACCTGAACCAGGTGATGGAGCTGATCGCCGGGCTGTGCAAGGAGCACTGGCCGGAGGTGGTCGGCATGGACCCGAACCGCCGCATCGTCATGAGCTCGCAGCTCCAGTCGACCTACGGCATAGAGCCGGTCGCGTTCGCCCAGAACAACGCGACGATGTGCCAGGCCACGAGCATCGTCGAGAACCTCGTGAAGGGCGGGCGCGTGAGGCTCAGGGGGTGCGCGAAGCTCAGGAGGCACCTGGAGAACACCGTCGAGCTCGACCGCGAGCCGTACGGCAGCCGCTTCGGGAAGAACGGGCACCGCGACAAGATCGACGCGGCCATCGCGCTCTCCATCGCCGCGCTCGCCTACGCGAAGCTCGTGGCGGGCGGGGAGGGCATGGTCCCCGTCTGCTAATCTCACGCGACCCGTACCATGCGAGCGACCGAAGGGGGTCGCATGGGACGCTTCTACGACTTGTTCTACAAGAATGACGTGTTCTACAAGAGCGCCGACGCATCCGAGGCGGTGAGCCCCACCACGCCCCCGTGGTCTCACTCCCCGTCGGGGTACGGGTCGCTCATGTCGATCGACTTCGCGGCGTGCGTGCAGACCAAGGCGAGGTCGATGGCATCGCTGCCGTTCTCGGTGGTTCGCGAGACCGGGGGTCGCCGCGAGAACCTGGGGGACCACCCGCTTGCCGCGCTGATGAACGGGATGGCCAACGAGGAGATGCCGGTGACGGCCCTCATGGCCTGGACCGTCCTCCGGAGGGACACGTTCGGCAACGCCTACTGGTGGGTCGAGTGGCGCCGAGGCCGCCCCAGGGCGATATGGCCCGTGAGCGCCCACGTGAGGCATGGCTTCGACCCATCGAGGCCGGAGGGCTACCGCACCTCGTACACGGTGTCGCCCGGGGACGACCACGTCCCGGCGGGC